AGTTAAGAAGCATGTAATCGGATCATTCGGATACTCCTGGTCAAACTGTTTGCTGTCGCCGGCGCACTTTTCTTTTAAGACCCTGCGCCTCCATAGGATCTGTCCGTTGCTTAGATTGAATCGGCTTTTTAGATCCTCCTCTCGAAAGGTCAGCTCAAGGTCATTCTCGTGTGGCTCGCTGTTTTCCTCGAAGTCGTGCCAAGCCGCGAATACCCGAACATAGCCATTGCCGGTCTGCCCTTTCTTGAAATCTTCGAACTCCACGGCGTTCTGCCATGTATTGTAAAAAGCTCCCCCAGCTCCGTTTGGCGTGGACTCCTCGATCACGATAGTATCAGGTTTCGCTGGAACGCAGTTACGGATGGCCAATAAGATTTTCTCTCCAGACCTCTCCCCGGCTCTGCGGTAATGAGCAACCTCAGAACACAGAAGGGCTTGCAGGGTCATAGACCTTCCGGCACCAGGGTCGTTTGCCGTTTCCTTTACAACTCGTGAGCCATGACTGAATTCACCTCGGCTTGGGTTGTAGGTACTGCCCCAATCCAGCGAGTCGTTCTCGATATACCGATTGACCATATTGAAAAGGTTTTGAGATGTATCCAGCTCATCTCCAATCAAGCACGCCGATACGTTTGGCATGGATCTAACAAAATGTGTTATGACGGCAGACGTTATAGTGGAGCTGCCCATTTGCCGTGGCTTCAGCACAACAAGCCGAATCGGCTTCTGGTTGTCCCGCATGAAAGAAACAATCTCTGCCACTCGGCGTTGCAAGTAGTTAGCAACCGGATTAACCAACTTGGCGTCTTTGTTGAGGATCTTTGTGAATCCCTCCCACCAAGATAAAAAGTCCTTGCGAGCTATGGCCTCGACGGCCTCAAGGGTTAATTCCTTTTCTTCGACTTTTGCTTTGGCCATGACCAGTAGACTTCGGTGCCTTTACCAGATCCAAAGGTGGCTGTTTTCCACTCTCCGAATTTGTTTTCCCGACGTTTTTCCGAAAGACTCTTAGGCTTGTTCTTTTTCATTACGGACAAACCTTCGTGGCTGTGAAGTCTGGCCAAGTAACCAGCCAAGGCCGCGGCTGGTTGCTGTACACTCTTACAATTTCACCAATGCCTCCATTGTTCTCGTATATCCATGCAGAACCGTCATATCGCACAACCTCATCGCCATATTGGTAGGTCTCGAATCCGTATGGGGCGTATCCAATAGGTGTAAGAGTGCGTGGGCCATGAAACCATATTGCGTTTTCGCCAGTCATTAAGACCAGCGCCGTAGCGTCTGGACACGGGCTTGCAGGGGCAGTCTTAATTCGATTATCTAACGACAGCCCGAGACCCAGCTTCATTTAGACATTCCTGTATGCGACTACTTTTCCGCTGGTCAGCGTAAAGGATGTGAAGTTACCAAAGATGGTAGCTCCAGCGGGCAGGGGCAAGCTGGCAGTAGTTCCTGTCCAGTTACCGGCTACTAGGGCTGAAAAGACTGTATCAGCTACCGCTTGGATTGCTCCGAAGGCTCCGTCGGTTTGGGTTGTGTCGGCCACATAGACTGCTCCGCCTTGCCCCAAGGACAGGCTGATGTCTTTTGCGACTCCTTCAATGGTTTGATCTTTTACTTGTGTTGACATATATGTTTTCTCCTTGGTTATGACTTTTCCCGCCAATCGGCGGAATCTGTCGATTTAGTTTTTAGTTCTGAAATTGTTTTTTCATTCTTCCACCAGTCCGCCGGATCGGCCTTACGCCTAAACTTCACCTTAATTGCGTCATGCACCTCAGATAGCTCGGTTGTAAGGGCAAGCTTTGCCTCGCCGTTCTCCTCCCATAACCGCAAAAAACCCTCGTCCCAAAGGTACTGTAATGCTTTTATGCATTGATCCTCTCGGTTGCTCATTGGCCATCACCTCGCGCTCCGTTAGCCAGTTGTGTCTCTAGGGTATTGATTTTTGCGGAAAGCTGTTGAATGGCTTTAATCATTGGGGCGATTAGCTCTGAGTAGCCGATGGAAAGAACATCATCGCCACCTTTAATCGAATGGTCTTGAAAGCCCCCAAAATCGACTCCGCTAGAATCCAAAACTGCCTTTACTTCTTGCGCTATCAATCCGTGATGCAATCTGTTTCGTTTCTTTGAGCCGTCATGCGATATGTTGGATAGCTTGACGCTTTCAAGCCATGCCTCGTGTTGAGCCATGTAAGCCTGATAAGCAAGTGACTCTTGTTCGTATTGGGCTTTTTCTGCATCGCTTGCGTCTTCTTTTATCTCGATGGGCTTTTCAACTTGGGATGGAGGAGCTGGGCGATAGTCCTCACGCATATCCCATTTGAAATCTACTGGACGAAGTGCATTGATAAATTGCAGTCCCAAGGCGGTATCTCGGATGTCCGATTTGTCTCGGGCATCAGAACGATTTTGAACCACTCCATAGACATAAGTTGTAGTGGCTGAATCTCCCAACTGAATTTGATTGGATGCGTTAACTTGAGAGTTCTGCCCCAAGCCCGAAGCATTTGAATAGGTTTGGTTATTGGAAAGTGCGTTCACCCCCAAGGCTGTGTTGTTGCCTCCAGTTGTATTTGAGTAAAGGCTGTTCACGCCAGAAGCGACATTGCGGTTTCCAATATTAAGATAGAGGGCATCTTTTCCGATGGCGGTGTTATTGCCTCCAGTTTGGTTAGAGGCAAGTGCGCTCATCCCCACGGCGGTATTGTTTATAGCAGTCGTATTTCCTGCGAGTGAACTAAATCCCAAGGCAACATTGCCAATGCCTGTTGTGTTTTCTGTGAGCGCAGAAAAGCCAACCGCTGTGTTATTGCTTGCAAGGTTTTTGAAAAGGGCTTGCGCCCCGACGGCGGTGTTGTTGTTCCCACTATTCGATGATCGGAGTGTGCTAAGACCTAAAGCTGTGTTTTGGCTCCCAGAACCATTGGAGTAGAGGCTTGACGAGCCAGCAGCCGTGTTCCCGTACCCATTACTGCCGCTAAGTGCGTCACTACCCAAAGCTGTGTTCCCACCCCCTGTTGTGTTTACTCGAAGGGCACGGTACCCGAGGGCGGTGTTGAGAATCCCAGTTGTGTTAGATTCAAGAGCAACCGCTCCGATGGCGGTATTAGCGTTACTAGAGGCTCCTTTGTTGTGAGCATGATCTCCTTGTGCAAAGGTATTGGCAGTCGTTCCAAACGATCCAGTTGTCACAACGCCAGAGGTTGTCGTTATTAAAGGAAGGTTGGCAGTTGAACCTACTGCGCCAGCGTTGGTAATGTTTCCGTGGGGATGAGAAGTCGGTGTTCTATTATCTGATAAGCGTGAATCATCCGTTACAACCGCTGTTCCAGTTATGGCGGAAGGGGCAATTCCAGTTGAGGGAGCGTAGCTACCAAAGGGTTGCGCTCCAATATCAGCTGGGGTTAAGGCATCTGACCCACCAGTTGCGTGTGAAGATTTGTGGGCAGTCGGAGCAAATGAATTGGGCTTGTTTAGGATTTGGGCACCACCAGAGACGGCAGTCCAATCTGCGTTTGTGCTTACCCCAGCCCCGCTGGCTACGCCGTCTAACTTCGCCTTGTCCGAGGCAGACATAAATCCAGCAGAACCGCTTGTAGCCGTATCGTGAGAGTGAGAAGTCGGTGAAGCTCCAATATCAGAGGGAGTTAAGGCATCTGCCCCGCCCGTTGCGTGAGTGGATTTATGGGCCGTAGGTGTTCTTGGGTTTGAAAGTCTTGAATCATTGGTGACAACGGCGGTACCAGTAATTTCGGAAGGAGCGTGGGTGTGTGCGGACGGAGTAAATGAATTGGGCTTGTTAAGGATTTGTGCATCGCCAGAGGCGGCAGTCCAATCTGCATTAACGTTGACCTCGGCTCCGCTTGCGACTCCATCTAGTTTTGCTTTATCGCTCGATGACATGGAGCCATCTGAAGTCGAGGTAGCTGTATATTCATGATCCGATCTCCATATCATTCCAGCATCAGTAATCATGCTGTAACCAGACCAGCGGTATGGAGTTAGGGGCGGTACATCCAGAGAACCCGCTGGGGTGAGGTTAATTCTTGCCGTTACCCCTGCTGGCGTAGTGAATGCAAATCTCAGCCTATCGCCAGCCCTTACCCCTGAGCTTGGAAAATAAATATTAATAGTTCCACTTCCGCTGAACTCGACTGACCATCTTTTATTTCTGGATGCCGTGAACCTGTTTTGAGTGTTTTGGGGCGCATTAGCATAAAGGGTATCTACCTGCTGGCCGAGAACCTCGCCAAGCTCGGGCAGATCAGCGTTGTTGTGTGTGTGAGTCGTTGGTTGCCTAGAATCTGCAAGCCTTGCATCGTTGGTCAAAACAAGATTGGCCGTGTTTGCAATTCCGTGGACTGAGGTAGTGGCAGAGTTGTGAGTTGTGATTTTGGCATCAACCTCTGCGTCTAGTGATGCTTGGTCTGGGAGGTTGGCTACTGGAACCTTTGCGTTTACGTCTAGCGGGGCATAGCCGTTGGCTACACCTTTATTCGCCTTGTCTTCCTTTGCAGACAAAAGCGATGCTCCGTCGTCTGGCAGTTGAGCGGCTGGGTCGATGAATGGCAGTTCTGGCACGTTGCAAATTTGTACGCTTGCCAATCCAAGCCAACCCTCAACCTTGCAGTGTGCCGCTTAGTTCCTGCCTTTCCATTTCCACTTTGGAAATACTGGGATCCGGTGCTGGTGCTGAAGCCAAACAATTCGCAACCATCCTAAAAGCGGATGATGATGAACCACGCGTTCCCCTCTTGGTACTGGCGTTTTGCATACAATCTTTACGCCTACAATGGGCTTCATACTAAGCCGTCCTCGATCTTGCGACGAAGCCTCCAAGCGGTCCCGCGGGAAACCCCAACCGATGTAGCGATATGGCGAATGGTCACGTCGTTGCCTGTGCTAACCAAAAGCTTTGCGTGGGCAAGCTGTTCCTCGGTCACAATGGTTTTGCGACCAATCAGGATCCCCCGAGACTTGGCAGCTTTCATCCCTGCTTTGGTTCGTTCACGGATTAAGTCGCGCTCGAACTCAGCCACGGCCGCCAGCACATTAAGCTGCAGTTTGCTGGCAGGATTGATCGAGCCGGCGGACGTATCGATACCTTGGGTTGGGACGACTAGACCAACATCAGAATCCAAAAGCTCGTTAATGATTCCGGCTAGATGTTGGGTTGACCTACCCATCCGATCCAGCTTCCAAGTCAGCACAAGATCCACGGATCCGGAACGAACGGCATCCATCATTTTGTTTAGAGCTGGTCGGTCAAACTTGGCTCCAGATATGCCGTGATCTTCGAACAAGATCGGTTCCCATCCGCGCTTTTTGGAATACTCCAGCAGCTCGGTTGTCTGCAGTGCGGTGTCTTGATCGTCCGTAGAAACCCTGGTGTAGATGGCTACTTTGCGTGGGTTGAGGGTAATCATTTGATCTCCTCGGGTCTGGATCCGGGATTGTCCTTAAAAAATTTCTCTTGGGCTTTGTTATAGTTGTCGATGTGACGCATGTGTAAGGGCACTTTCTTGCCAGCATTAACGTCGGCATAAAACCGATCCCAGCAGTAGGCCGATGGAAATGGTGCGCCGGGCATCTTTTTGCCGTTAATAAAGAACTCCTTAAAGTAGTCGGGCATGTAGCAAGACACCTCGGAAATAAGGTGCGCTGGAACTCGACGAATAAGATCTCCATAAGCCTTAACTTCGTCAAGGGTAGCGTCCCGTTCCTTGACTTTGACCAGCTGGGTTCCGCCATACTTACGCATGGGTTCAATTGCTTGCCAAGGTGGCGGCCGATCACCGGCGGTTACGTTGAGGGTTAGGGCTAGTGTTAGCAGTATTATTATTTTCATAACCTTAAACATATTTCGTCCGCAAAAACTAACCCAATTCAACATAGCTAACGAAATTAGTGTTAGTATCCAGATAGCCTTCACTATCAACATTGGTTCT